GCTGATGGTGTTGTTTCGAAGGGTAAAACCAAAGGTATGCAAGTGGCTATGAAAAAAGGCGGCATGACTAAGAAGATGTCTTACGGCGGAAAGTGCTAAATGCGACCGAGTCGGGGTATGGGGATAATTAACCCCAGTAAGATGCCAAAAGCCAAGACGATCATCCGCAAAGATGATCCGAACAAGGTTACTATGTTTGCCGAAGGTGGGAAATCTAAGGTGAACGAGGCTGGCAACTACACCAAACCCGGCATGCGTAAGAGTCTTTTTAATAAGATCAAGGCTGGCGGTAAAGGTGGGGCTCCGGGTCAGTGGTCAGCTCGCAAGGCACAGATGTTGGCTATGCAGTATAAAAAATCAGGAGGGGGTTATCGTGATTGACTTCATCGAGAAGCAGATTGAGTACTCTGAGCGCCTTTTTAAAATGATGTCTGATGACCACAAAGAGCGCATGCAGCAGGCAGTTGTCTGGGCTGAGATGAACACGGGCCTTATGAAAAAACTTGCAGAGCGCGATGCCGAAATTATCAAGCTTCGTGCTGAAATAGAAGTGCTTAAAAAAGAAAGCCAGAAATGAACTTTGCCATCTCGTTTTACCTGATTACTGGAATGATGTTGGGGATCGAGATCCAAAAAGACCCAGAAGATGGGCATTCAGTTTTAGTTATTGATTTGTTTATTGCGCGCTTTATGTTTGAGGTTTTTCCGGATGAAGACTAAGTTTGTGTATGACCCCAAGAGCGAGAAGCTGCCAGTCTCAAAAGGGGCTGAATAATGGCTGCCTCTCATTTTTCTGGACCAGTCGTTTCAGCTAATGGTTTTATTGGCGATATAACGCTTACAACTCCCTTGGCTGTTGTTTCTGGCGGTACAGGCAGAGATGTTGGTAATTACTCTGTATATTCCAAAGAAATACACGTTAGCAATGCTGATGGTAACGATACAACAGGTGATGGCACTTTAATTAACCCTGTTCAAACAATTACTAAAGCGTTAACACTACAAACTGGAACCCGTCTTACTGTTATTGTGCATCCCGGATTCTATGCAGAAAGCCCCACAGTAACTACAACAAACACAACAATTGCAACCTCTGAACTCACTGGTGCTAACACGCAAATTACTGGAACATTGACACTGTCTGCTGCGGCTCGTGTTAGTGGTATCAAACTAACTAACTTGACCATCACAGGGTCTGGTAACGCCTACATTTCAAACTGTACTGTAGATACGCAACTTATTAAATCAGGTACAAATTATGTTGAAATTATCAATACTGAATTGCAATGCGTTTCAGGCGTACAAATTACGGGTGCTGGTACTGTTTCTATTGTAGGAAACAAGTGTTGGGCTGTGGCGGTATCTAACGCAAGCGCCAATGTTTTAATTAAAGACTGCTACCAAGTGCTTACCCCAAGCGTAACGGCCGGAACTTTGCAAATTGACGGCTCTGCTATTTTTGCGGCAAGTCCCGCATCTAACGCTGTAACTTCAAGTGCTGGCAGTTTCATTACTTTAGCCAACAGTTTTGTTTTAAACTCAGCGGCAAACAGTGTAGAACGAATGAGTCTTGCTGGTTTTTACAGTATTTTGAACCTTGTTTACGATAAAACTAACTCTACTTTTGCGGGAACAAGTCTAAACGCAATCGATTATTTCCAACGTATAAATGTGGATAACGTAATGTTTACAAACTTAACCGTAGGTACGCTGCCTAGCGCTTCTACCTCTCTTGCGGGTACGAGAGCGTTTGTTACAGATGCTTTGTCTCCAACTTTTGGTTCAACTGTTGTCGCTGGTGGTGCTGTAAAAACGCCCGTATACTCAGACGGTACAAACTGGAAGGTAGGATAATGGCTTCCACCACCGGCACCACAGCATTTAACCTCGACATGAACGACCTCATTGAGGAGGCGTTCGAGCGTGGCGGCGGGTACAAGGATTGATATGAAGAAGCCCCAGCAAAGCCTAAAGGATTGGGGTGACCAAAAATGGAGAACTAAGAGTGGCAAGCCGTCAACACAAGGAAGTAAGGCAACTGGAGAGAGATACCTTCCGGAAGCCGCGATCAAAGCCTTATCGCCGTCCGAGTACGCAGCCACTTCACAGGCTAAACGAAAAGGACGAAGACAGGGAAAGCAGTTTGTGGCCCAACCTGAAGCTATAAAGAAAAAGGTTAAAAAGTTCAGATGACTACCACCGCAACCTCAACTTTTAATTTAAATCTCAACGATGTTGTTGAAGAAGCTTTTGAGCGTTGCGGCTCAGAGTTAAGGTCTGGTTACGATCTGCGCACGGCTCGCAGGTCTTTAAACCTATTGTTTGCTGACTGGGCCAACCGAGGCATCAACCTCTGGACTATTGAACAGGGCTCGCAGGCACTGACTGCCGGCACCGCAACATACACACTACCCGTAGATACTGTCGATCTTCTTGAGCACGTCATCCGTACGCAGACCGGGGTACAACAAACCGACTTGACCATTACTCGTATCAGCGTGTCTACATACGCAACAATCCCAAACAAAAATGCTACGGGTCGCCCTATTCAGATCTATGTAAACCGCCAGAGCGGAGCGACAACCCCCAGCGGTATTCAGTACCCAACATTTACGGTATGGCCCACGCCCGATAATTCAACGCCGTATACGCTTGTGTATTGGAGAATGCGTCGTATTCAGGACGCAGGTAACGGGGTAAATACGTTTGACATTCCGTTTCGATTCTTGCCTTGCCTTACTGCTGGGCTTGCTTACTACCTATCGTTGAAGCTGCCGGAGGCTTTGCCCCGTGTCGAGATGCTCAAGGCTATGTACGATGAAGCTTTTGTTACCGCTGCTGGGGAAGATAGAGAGAAAGCTGCGCAGCGGTTTGTTCCAAGAATCATGCAGATTACATAATGGGCAACAAGTTTTCTTCTGGTAAGTTTGCAATTGCGGAATGTGACAGGTGTGGTTTTAGATACAAACTGTCCGTGCTGCGCAAGCTTGTCATAAAGACAAAGCTGGTTAATATCAAAGTCTGTAAGAACTGTTGGGATCCGGATCACCCGCAGTTGCAGTTGGGAATGTACCCAGTTCAAGATCCGCAGGCTGTGCGTGAACCAAGGCCGGATACTTCGTATGTGACTTCAGGGGTAAATAACCTTGGCGTAGTGAGCGAAGGTAGCCGTATAATTCAGTGGGGCTGGAATCCTGTTGGTGGTGCAAGAGCGGACGATACTGGACTAACGCCAAACAATTTGGTTGCCCGTGGGCAAGTTGGAATTGTAACAGTAACAACTACTTAGGAGTTTATGATGGACAAGAAAGAAGTTAAAAAGATTGCCGATGTGGAGGCTGAAAAAGCCGTTAAAGGCCACGAAGGCCGTATGCACAAAGGCGTTAAGAAGTTTGCCAAGGGTGGCAAAACTAATCTTCAGATGAAGGAGCTTGGTCGTGGTATGGCTAAGGTTGCCAATCAGAAGAAATCTTCGTTTACCTATAAATCAGGCGGAAGGGGTCGATAATGGCTAAGTTCAGCAAAAAGGTCGGCGGCAAAGAAGTGGGCCAAGCTGAAGTCTATGCAGAGCCCCATCAGCTGACCGGTGCCGCAGGCGTGGATCTGAGCAACAACGGATATGGTCCTGCCCCCCAAAGAAACACGGCAAACGAAGTCAATATGTCTGTTGGCAACATCAGCCGTAACGCAGCGCCCGGAGAAAAAGTTTCTGGTATTGAAACCCGTGGAAATGGCGCAGCAACTAAAGGAAGAATGGCTCGCGGGCCGATGGCATAAATGAACTACGCCACGCTCTTCGAAACAATTAAAGGGTATATCGAAAACGATCTACCAGATACCGAGTTTACGGACTCGGCTGGTACGGGCACGGTTACTTTTACTTCGACAGAGCAGGTAAACACATTTATTCAACAGGCTGAGCAGCGGATATACAACGCGATTCAGTTACCCGCACTGCGCAAAAATGTTACAGGGAATTTAACAAACGGGAATAAATACTTGGCTATGCCTTCAGATTGGCTGGCTACATTCTCTTTATCTATTATTGACCCAATTACAACAGCGCAATCATTCCTGCTGAACAAAGACGTGGAGTTTATCCGAGAGGCTTTTCCAACCCCGTCTGATACGGGCACTCCTACCCACTACGCAATCTTCGATAACAATACAATGATTGTCGGCCCCACGCCAGACGCAAACTATGGCGTAGAAATGCATTATTACTACTATCCTGAATCAATTGTCACCGCTAATACAACGTGGCTTGGAGATCATTTTGATTCTGCGCTGCTTTATGGTTCCTTGCTTGAAGCTTACACATTTATGAAGGGCGAACAAGACGTGATTGCAAACTATACGGCTCGGTATAATGAAACTCTTGCAATGCTAAAACAGCTCGGCGAAGGTAAGGATCGTCAAGATATGTATCGTACTGGTCAAGTGAGGTATCCTGTAAAATGATCGGCGCACTCTTAGGCGGTATTAAAGTTCAAACTACGGACGGACGTGGATTTACGCCCGAAGAGTTGGCGCGGCGTGCTGTAGACAAGATTGTGTATGTTGGAAGTAATTCCCATCCTGCCGTACGGGAGCAGGCGCAGGCATTTAAAGACGAGATTTTTGGAATTATTTTGTTTTACCTTAGGGAGACTGTGGCTCAAGACCGCACCACCCTTGCAAACCGGCTGCGAGAAGCGGGCCACCCCGAACTTGTAAAACTTTTGGAGATTTAAAATGGCATTCACAGGCAACTATATGTGCACAAGCTTTAAACAAGAGCTTATGCAGGCTAAACACAACTTCACCGCTTCTACGGGTAATACATTTAAACTTGCGCTATATACAAACAGCGCCTCGTTTACTGCTGCTACTACGGCATACACGGCTACTAACGAAGTCGCTAACTCCGGCTCTTACAGTGCTGGCGGTGGAACCCTTACAAACATTACCCCGACCACATCTGGTACGACCGCATTTACAGACTTCAATGATCTGTCGTTTACCTCGGCCACGATCACGGCCTACGGCGCTTTGATTTATAACAGCAGCCAAGCGGGTAACCCAACTGTGTGCGTTCTTGATTTTGGCGGTGCTAAGACTTCTACTTCGGGTACGTTTACGATTATTTTCCCGACAGCAGACGCATCAAACGCAATTATCCGCATTGCCTAGGAATGAATAAGTGGCGACATACAGCGGATGGGGTTCTGGGCCTTGGGGCTACACGCCTTGGGGAACTGACAGCACCGACGTTGATGTCCCACTAGGTGGTTGGAGTTACGGAGACTGGGGCAGTAACGGCTGGGGCGCAGGTAATGCAGGTGTAACAGGTACTGGGCAGGTAGGTTCTGTAACGGTACAGACGGTAGTAGATGTTAATGTAAATGTTACTGGAGTTGAAGGTGCTGGATCGGTTGGATCCGTTCAGGTTGCTGCGGATTCAAATGTAGGTGTTACGGGTGTTGAAGGGTCTGGGCAGGTTGGATCTGTTCAAGTTGCCGAGGGCGTAGATGTAAGCGTTACCGGGGTTTCTGGTAGCGGTGCGGTTGGAAGCGTGGCGGTGGCTGCTGGGGCAGATGTAAATGTTACAGGTGTTGAAGGGTCTGGGCAGGTAGGAAGTGTAACGGCGGCAGCTGGTGCAGATGTAGATGTTACGGGTGTTGAAGGTTTAGGTGCGGTAGGAACCCTTGATGCTACGGGCGATGCTAATATAAACGCTACCGGGGTTTCAAGTACCGGGCAGGTAGGAAGTGTAGTAGCACAAGCTGGTGCAGATGTTGTTGTTACTGGTGTTACAGCCACGGGGTTTGTTGGGACCGTAACAGTTTCGGCAAACGGTAATATATCTGTCACGGGTGTTGAGGCGGTTGGCTTTATTGGGCAAGTAGAAGTAATTGAAAACGCCGATGTAGATGTAACTGGGGTTGCAGGTGTTGGTGAGGTTGGTCAGGTCGAGGCGGTTTCAAACACCTCGGTTGATTTAGTAGGAGTTTCTAGCACTGCCAGCGTTGGTTCGGTTGTAGTTACAGGAAATTCTGTAGTTTTAGTTACCGGAGTTTCCGCTACTGGATTTATTGGGTCAGTTCTGATATGGCAGTCAATAGATGACAATCAGACTCCAAACTGGCAGAATGTTAATGATTCACAGGGATCTGTTTGGACACAAGTAAATGACTCGCAGACCCCAAATTGGGTGCCGTTAGCGGCATAGGAGCAATAAATGGCAAGCACGTATTCTGCGTTAAAGATTGAGCTTATTGGTACCGGAGAGCAATCCGGTACTTGGGGCGCCACGACAAATACTAACTTAGGCACCGCGCTTGAAGAAGCTATTACGGGTTCAGCCGATGTTACCTTTGCCAGTGGCCCAGTCACCCTTACCCTAACCGATACCAACGCATCCCAGACAGCCCGTAACCTGCGGCTAAATCTTACAGGTACTTCAGGCGGAGCTCAGAACCTTATTGTCCCCGCTATTGAAAAACTCTACCTAGTAAATAACGGATGTGCTGATGCAATTACTGTAAAAAATTCTACCGGTACTGGAATTGCAGTCCCCGCTGGTAAATCGATGTTTGTCTTCAATAACGGGACAAACGTAGTTGATGCAATAACCAACCTTTCTTCACTTACTCTTGGATCGGCGCTTCCAATTGCTTCTGGCGGAACCGGTCAGACCTCCGCCTCGGCGGCCTTTAACGCACTATCCCCCATCACCACGACGGGCGACCTGATACTTGGCAACGGGTCAAACAGCGCCACCCGCCTAGGCATTGGGTCCAACGGGTACGTTCTTACTTCAAACGGCACCACGGCCTCGTGGCAAACCGCCAGCGGTGTATCTACAGGCAAGGCAATCGCTATGGCGATGATATTCGGATTCTAAGGAGTTTTTAAATGGCAAACCCAAATATTGTTAACGTCACCGTAATCAACGGCAACTCGTCGCAGGTGTCGTTGGCTAACACCTCGGCAAACCAGCTGGCGAGCAACGCCGCGTCGAGCAGCAAGGTCTACAAGATCAACTCAATCGTCGTGGCAAACACCAACGGAACCGCCGCCGCAAATATCACGATCAACGTCTACTCGGCGGCTTCGCTGGGCGGGACGGCCTACCCGATTGCGTCCACCATCTCGGTTCCGGCCAACTCGACGCTTATTGTGACGGACAAGACCACAACGTTCTACCTGCTGGAGAATCAGTCCATCGGGGCGACCGCGGGGACGGCTAACTACCTGACCGTGGTAACCTCTTGGGAAGAAATTACCTAAGGAAGTACCGATGCCCATTCACGGCTATCTGGCGGGGCTCATATCGGCCCAATTTTTCTCGCCATCGGCGCTGCCGAGCGGCGGCGTTTTCCCATTAAGTCAGCAGTTCCAGCTTCAGGGGCAGGGCTACTGGCCCACAAACCTATTCGCCGACTTCCTCGTAGTTGCGGGGGGTGGCGGTGGTGCATCGGGAACTGGTGGCGGTGGCGGAGCTGGTGGTTATAGGTATTTCACATCGCAAACGTTGACCGTTGGACTCCCGCTTACGGTCACCGTTGGTGCTGGTGGAGCCGCAACCGCTTATGGTTATGGTTCTGCCGTTCCAAATGGTAGTAATTCTGTTTTTAATAACATAACCTCTGCTGGTGGTGGCGGTGGGACTGCCGGGCAAAACGGTGGCGGCACAACAAATGGTGCGGCTGGCGGCTCCGGCGGTGGTGGTGGTTATAACGGAACTGGTGGCGCAGGAAATACGCCAAGTGTTTCGCCATCACAAGGAAATAATGGTGGCAATGCTCTAGGCAGCGGGGAATATCCATCAGGCGGTGGTGGAGGCGCATCTGCGGCTGGCGGTTCATATAGTGGATCAACGCCCGGTAATGGAGGCGCTGGCACAGCAAGTTCTATTTCCGGTTCGTCAGTTACTTATGCGGGGGGCGGTGGAGGTTCTGCAACAAGTTCTGCTGGAAGTGGTGGCTCTGGCGGCGGTGGTGCTGGTGCGTCTGGTACAAGTTCGGCAACATCAGGAACAGCTAACACTGGTGGTGGCGGTGGTGGTGCAAGAAACAGCTCAAACAGTGGGTCGGTCTATGGCGGTGCTGGTGGTTCTGGCATCGTAGTTATCAAAATCCCCTCAACGCACTATGGCGTGTTCTCCTCAGGGGTTACCTACACGACAATCACATCCGTTGCGGGCTACAACATTTACTCGGTGACTGCCACCTCAACAACATCTGAGACTGTTACCTTCTACGCTGGTGCGCCCGTTGACTTCTTGGTCATTGCCGGGGGTGGTGGCGGGGGTAACGGCTCTGGGAACTCTGCTGGTGGTGGAGGTGCTGGAGGTTACAGAACTTCTGCTGGCACTTCTGGTGGGGGAGCATCTGC